GCGCGGGGTGCAATCCGCCCAAAGGGGAGGGCGCTTGTTAGTTGATAAGTAAAATCAGTCCAATTACAACAATGATCACAGTCCACATGAGCGCGGTTATGATGCAACCGTTTAATATTCCTGTGGCGGCGTCAAGTAGCGGGTGTGGTGATGTGAACATATCTTTACAGGGCGTGCCTTTCAACACGCCCTGCGTGCTTTATTTGGGCTGTCCGATCTTGCTTGCGAATTTCATCGCAACGTTGTAACTACCTGCGGCGGTGATTGTGAGTAGGATGGTGTTCAGGATCACATCAACGAACGGCGCGCCTGCGGGAATGCCGCGCTGAGTAATGGCGCGAGCGCAAAGACGAGTGATACCGCGAACGCGCAAGCGAGCGCGACATTTCCCTTGAAGTTGAATTGGGTTGTGAAGAACGCAACTCACGCGATAACGAATGCGACGGTGCCGACTTGGGGAAATTCCATGATCTATTTGCTCCTTTTCGGTTTAGGCTCATGCTTTGGCGTGAGAGTTTTTACGACTTCTTCCGCCTCGGCTTTGGTGTGAATGACGGTGAACGCTTCTTCGATCTCGCTTTCCTTCTCGAAGGTGCGTTTGCCCTTTTGGTTGAACACGATCAGGATCGATCCGTCTTCGTGTTCAACCCATGCAATAGGTTCGTCGCCGATCTCCTTGGCGAGCGCCAGCACGCGGGCTGACGGAATATCTCCGTTTTCGAGTTTTGGCATTACACCCTCAGTGTGTAGTTTGCGACGGCGGCCAGTACATCATTCGTGACGGTTGCGCCTGCAACAATGCTCATGGTCAGGATGTAATAAACGTCATTGTCGATCCACTGCGGGGTCGTGAGTGTGACCAGACATCGCAACTGGTCTTGAATTGCTGCGCCTGAGGCGGCGGTCAGTGATTGTGTGACGGTCACGGCTGAAACAACTGCAACTGTTCCCGATACTCCACGTGTAACTTTGTTTAATGCGAATGTCACGGAAGTTGCGGCGGCTAAAAGGTTCTCGTAGTCTACTTCAATTGACTTCAAGTACGCGCCTTTGTTTACCGCGCTGTTGGACGGGAGAATGATTGGTATGTAAATCACGCTGGTTTGTGCGGCGGCGGCGCGGTGGAATGCAATCGTTCCTGCGACTGTGCCAGCGGCCTGCGTGAATGTGCCTGTTATACCCATCATCTCGGTTGGCGGGATGTATTGACTCATTGCTGTGTCGTGAACATATCCGCCTAATTCCGTACCGTAGCGCGTGATGATGTTTAGCCATCGGCGAATACTGCGGACTGCGTTCATAATGGTCGCAGGTGTGGAGAGGTGGTAAAAGAACAATCCGCCCGCGATGATTAGCAATAGTGTTGCCAAGAAAAGGTTTAACATGATTTTTCTCCTTGCCTGCCCCGCTTTGAGCGGGGCGCGGCGGTCTAAAAGATTTGATTTGAAATATCCCAAAATGGGATTTATCCTGCTACGTTTTCTTTGTGCAGCGCGGACCAGTTGCCGATACCTACGGCGAGGAAGTGACGGACTTTCAAGCGGCTCTCGTCATTGCTGAACATCGAGGGTGATTTCTCATCGCCTGAGAGGATGACTTGCGGGATCAGGCCGTAGCGTGTGCCAAGCATGACGCCTGGCAAAAGCATTGGGTCGATTGCGGCGGCGTAGTCCGTCGCGTCTGTCCATTCGGGCACGACAACAGGTTCGACACGTCCGCCCCAGGACGGCGAAACGGCGGCAACGTTCTGCGCCTGCGCTTCCCATCTTGGCATGAACAATCCTTCGGCCTGTACTTTCAGAGCGCGGGGAACCAGGATGATCGAGGGTTCGAGGGCTTGTTTCTTACCGTAGGTAAGAACGTTATCGCCTGCGGCATTGGCAACTAGCATAGGCTGGTTGTACATTGCGGCGGAAAGTGTGTTCCACGCGGTGTAGTCCGTGCCTAATGCGGTGGTCAATAAGTTTGCATGTCCGCCCGCTGTGGTGACTGCGGTTGCATTGAATAACGCCCCGCCATCGGCGAGAGTCGGACCTGCTCCACTGGCTGAGGTGAAGATCGCGGCAATCTGTTCGCTGATATTGCGGATCGCGGCATTTGCGATTTCACGCGGCGCGGCGCGTAGTTTGCGGGTGTCGTCCCTGTCCATCGCTTCCAGAGTGAACGACAAATATCCGCCGTATTTGATGAAGGTTGAAGTCTCGCCATTATCGCCGAGAGCGAGTTCGCCATATTCCGCGCCTTCTGCAACGGTTGGCAGGCTGGCAATCGTACCCAGGCGCAGCCATGTGATGGTGTTCAATGACTCGAACGGCTCAACTGTGGTGATCTTCTCCCACCAGTTGTATCCTGCTTTGCCTAACTGGTTCCAGTTGGCGACAATGGCCTTATTCAAGGCATTCTTCACGATGTTGGGGAACGTGGCGGTTGTGCCTTGGAACTTGGCAAGCCGTTCATCAACTGCGCCTGTGAAGTTGAAATCATTGGTCAGCATCAAGTAGGCTTCCTTGATACCTGAGAATTTATGTACTTTCAAATTCTCTGATCCTTGATCGCGCGGAGCGGCGAGCAAGTCATCCATGGCGGCCTGTAGCTGATCCTCGCGGCTGAACATGCCTGTGATCTGAGCGGGTCCAACGATCGCGGCGGCGGCTGATTGCTGAGTGAAGGCGGTTTTGAAGCTGTCAATTTCCGCTTTCAGTTCGGTGGGCTTGAAGGTCTTATCCTTGAAGCGAGCGCGGATAAGTTCAATCATCGGCTCTGGCAAGTCTACGCTGGCGGCATCAAGCGCGGTGGTCAAAAGGTTCTGACATACCGCCATGTGCGACTCGCGTGCGCCTGCGACTGCGGTGGTGATTTCGGCCTGTGCGCCTGTAATCTCCTGCATGGCGGTGAGATGTTCTTGCGCTTCGGTCGGGTTGGGTGTGGTTGTTTCTGGCATTTCATTACTCCTTTGTTGAAATTTTTCTGCAATGAATTTGGTACGGAAGGCGGGGTTAATAACCATGTCCTCCGATCTTACACGAAGGATGTTGGTCACATCCTTGTCATCGCTGGTAAAGATAATTACGGGAGAGAAGCCCATATTTGGGTGCGGGTCGTGATCGCTCAACATCTCGTCCGCGTATGCTCTTAGCATGTCAGCGGCGGGACCTGTGGGTCTGAGGTCTGCGATAACTCCCTGTTGAGTTTCATCCCAACGGGGATTTGAGAATACTCCTGCAAGGTCGTGAACCGATTCGCCGAATACATTATGATCGGCGAAACATTCTATGCCTTCCCACATCTTTACAGCGTCCTGCAACACTGGCGCGGAGAAGTTCCACCCGTTGGCCTGGGTGGCGTGAATGCAAAGTATCTCGTATCCCTTTGCGGTTTTTGCTGGCGTACTCTGGAAAGCGTCAAAACGTAGTTCTGTATTTCTTGGATTGCTCATTGATCACGCTCCTGGTACTTTTTCTTTTACTGCGCCTGTCTCGGCGTCTACTTTCAGACCGCCTTGATTTGCGCTTGCAGGTTTGTTTACATTCTTGCGGATACCTTTCACTTTCTCTTTGTTCTGTGGCGGGGTTTCTCCCATGAAGCGATAGGTCAGGCGCAAGTATTCATCTTCATCCAGCAGCTTGCGGTCATACATATCCCCGATCGCTGAAACGATTTGACTAGTAGCGAGCGCGAGCCCTGCGTTATCCCTTTCGGTTGCGTCGGATGCAAGAATGTTTATCTCGGCCTTCGTATCTATCGAGCCGTCTTTCTCTGCGCGGCGTTGGACTGCGACGGTCAGAATATTCTTTAGAATTTTCTTGAATATTCTTTGATTGTTCTCGAATGCCTTGAACGTGGGTGTGCCTGCCGCGTCCGCTGTGGTGCGTGTGCTTGATTCTGGTTCTGCAAGATAGTGCATCGGCGCATGGTTTACGGCAATCATTTTCTTAATCGCCATGCCGTCCACCGAAGCGTCAAAAGCATCGAGGTTCGCCGATAGCGTACCCCATTGCTCTGAGGCGTCTGTTACCAATACGGTCCCGCTCCTGGGTGGATTGGAATTAAGGTATTGCTGGCGTTTCTCTTTCTCGGTCTTGTCCTTGAATGTCCCTTGTAGTACGTACATAAAGACTGCGCGGAAATGGTTAAGCCTGACTCGATCTTCAAGCCATGTTGCATATCTCCCTAACCAGGGGAGGTCAGGCCATATCTCGCCCTCGCCCCAAGAAGTACCCGCGAGCTTATTGATCGCGTAGTGGTGCATGAATTTGGGAGTGGTAATAGATGGCAGTCCGCGCGGATTAAGAAAGGTCTGAGACTGTACATCCGTGTCGATCTCTCGCGTGACGTATGCGATTTCCTGTCGCAAGTCGTTATCTGCGGTCTTGATCTCGCCGATCTGGTCTGTGGGAAATATGCGTACATAGGTCATGCCGCTTTTATCAACTGAGAACATCGGGAATAGATTACCTGTTAGGAATATTTCGTTTGATATTTCTTCGAGCATTTCGTCCATTTGGTTTAGGTCATGGTTCCAAAACTCTGTCAGGAATTTTTGTGTAGGCTCGTGGTCACACTTGAATTCAATTCCATCTAGGTTGTATATCTTGTAGAGGTTGGCGAGACGGCGAGCTAAGGGATTGAGACGCCATGCGCGGACTGCTTCCAGTAGGAGTGTGTCGCGCTCGTAGCTGTATCGGTCACGATAGAAGCCGTCCCATTGCTGGCCTATGAGGAACGTTTGTTCTGTTTCTGCGGGTCGTGTCATTTAGTTTTGTCCTTGTTGGTACGCCCGTATGAGGCGGCGTAATCGTGCCGAATGTGGGCGTGGCTCTGCGCTCGCGGCAATCTTGCGCGCGGATTGCGGTCCTGGCTTGCCGCTCCCTGCTCTCGCTCTGCTCTTAGCCGCGCGGCAATTGAGCGCGAATAACGGAGCGCGTACTCGCGCTGAGCGAGCCGACCAGATCACGAGCTTCCGAGAATCGGGAGGGTTTTGCATTTACTGAATTTCTCCACGATTGATTCTTTCTTCTCTGTTTTCTATTCGTTCTCTTATCAAAATGTTTTGATGGAATTCCTCAAATGTTGGCTCATCAAAACTTAGAGGGTCGGAAATTGGACAGGGTTTGGAGAATGTTACTTTTTGCGTCATGTTTCCGACGACTGCAAATATTGTTCCTGCAACTGCGAGCGATGCTCCAACGGGCGCGCCTGCGAGAGTGCCTATCAAGGCGAAACCTCCGACGAGGAGATTGGTTCCAAGTTCTATGTTTTCCTGCGCGGCTTTGGTTCTTCCGAAACCTGTCTGTATTTTCTTCTTTATTCCAAGACTTCCGCCGCCTTCTCCTCCGCCCGCGTTGCATGACGACCAGATAATACCTTTGGAGGTTTGCATTGATTTTTGCTTGCTTTTCACGTAAGCAAAATCTTGTGTATTTCGGAAGTTTATTAATCGCCTCTGCATCTTAATAATTCCTATCCATTGCTTTCAGAACGTCTACGGTTTCAGTCATCAGGGTTGGAGATGTTACCATCCACACAAGTTTGTCGAGTATGGCGGTCATCGCATCGGTAACAATATGATCATCATGTATGAGTAAGCCGTCCGAGTCACGTGTGCCATCGGGAACTGACCAGCGCATTGTCTTGGCTGGACCTACAAGAATTTCAGATACACAGGCGTTATATTGCTTGTCTATTGTGGGAGTGCAACAACAATCGCGGAAGCGTCCCGTATTTATGATCGCAAGGAATCCGTAACCGATCTCTGATTTTGTCTGCTGTGTGAATTTGACAGGTATCACGCGCGTTGGGTGACTTTTGTCAAACATTGCCCAAAGACCTTCCCCGACTCCTGTGGCGTCGATCACCATGTATAGAGGGTTCCACTGCGACCAGAACGCATTGACTTGTGCAAATACGGTCATGTGATTCTGTCCTGTCCATTCCATGCGCTTTACTACGCGGTAGATGGGCGCTTGAAGCGTATCGAGTTGGGATAAATCCACTGTCACAATATCGAGCGTGAGCTGATCGCGGCCTGGGTTCGTCGTGCCGACCTCATCCAGGTTCATGCTAGCCTCGTCCTGGCCTGCAATATCCATGATGAAGGTGTAAATAAATCCATCCTGTGGCGTGTTGTGCGCGGGTTGATCGCCGAGCATCAGGGCGCGTCGTTCTGCGTTAAACATGCTGGCTTCGGAGTCAATGCGTTCGCAAAAGTACTGAGTTTTTACTAGTGGGTGCTGGCGTCCAAGTTTTGCGACTTCCTTGTCAACTGATATTCCATAGGTGGGGTTGTATTTCCGTACATCGTCTGACGTGTATAGAAATACCCGTCTGATTCCGTCTTTCTTTTCCGCTTCGCGCGCCGCATCTTCTTCACGCGCGAGAAGGGTTCTGCTCGTCCATGTTGTGCCAAGGAATAGCCTGGTTGCATTTGCGTAAGTTCCCATCGGGGCAATGTCTTTGTCATATTTCGCGGTAGTGATGTCCTGCGCTTCGTTTGTGACCAGAAGTTTTGAAGCTGTT